GAACCAACCCAATCGTTACGCATATCAATATATATTGAATCATCACGATAGGATATCTCGCCACAATCAGAGCAAGTTATGATCTCATCTTCTACTTGGTTTTTTGCGTTCCATAATCTGTCTTTTAGTTTGCTACCATGCCAATCATTCTCTAGATTACAATGCGTAAATAAATCTCTGAACTCACCAATTAAGTCATCAGGAAACACAGATAACTCGTTAATGTTAAGATTAAACCTTGACTGTAATGTCCACACACTAGTATTTTTAATTCTAAAATGTTTGTACATTTCATACAAAGTTGCACCAGTCAGTTGATTGTAGGTGCTTCTCAGTTCATTTAATAATGTCATAATTACCTCACTTTCATTTCATTATTAAAACCATTATAACAAAGACCACGACAAAGTAAATTGTCCACTTTGTCGCAGTCATAACTTTATCAAAGTCAATTCGCAACATATCAAATTAGCCATTAATAGTTGTGGTATCAACCTTGATAGAACTCTCAGTATCAAGAGAATTGCTAGTATATAATACTGTAAATCCTTGTTTCTTTAACTGAGTATTAAATCTTGAGTATGTTGCTGGATAGGGTTTTGTATCTCTATCCAAATGTGGTGTTTCAGTATTTGCCATACTCAATGCAAAGTCATATAGTGCTTTAACATTTCCAAATACTTTAGGCACATCTAAGTAATTAGATTGAGCCACATATACAGTTTTAGCCATGTTTACCTCCTATAGCCATTAGTACAAATATTACCATTTAACCATGCTTTTTGTAGATCGGTAATATCTAAGTCGTCTAGTCGTTTGTTAGATTGTGAGTGTATTCGATCAGCAAATCTATGCTTATCAAATCTGTTATTACTACTTGCCATGATATATACGATATCATCTACCATAGCCTTAGTAGGATTATGCTTTGCTATCAAGTCAGCAAATTCTATAAATTGTTTTTTAGTTAGTGCCATGTTTTACTCCTTAATTAGTTCTTTTCTTACTCTTACTGTAATCTCTCTCATCTTTTCGTAGAGATTAATTTTCTCATTTAGGGTTATAATTCCCTCGTCATAAGCCGATCTGTATTCGCTGAGTAAATCACTCTCAACTTTATTAATCGCCATTTTTATCGTATCTTGTACACTCGCCATTTTATTACCTCGCTATATTTAAGTCTAGTATGACACAACCATTTTAAAAGTCAATGTCACATTCTGTCGCACCTAGCAGTTATCTGCTAGATGCTAATTTCATAAATTTTTCGTAATCGGGGTGGGCTTGAGCCTTGCGAAGCAAAGCAACACGACCACCATCTGAAAGCCTTTGTTTTTCAGATTTAAAGACATAACCTGTAAAAACAGATTTCGCCGAACTTTCATATTTATCTTTTTGACCATTAAAAATCGGTGCTTTACCAATCGGTAAATAGCCACGACCAATGATCCCCATTCTTGATTTCATAACAACCTCACAATCTTTAACCATTATGGCACAACCAATCTGAATGTCAAGAAGTAATTTGATAGTGCGACCAAAATGTACAAAGTAATAAATTATGACCGACTAATTAACTTAAATAATCTAAATTAATAACATCAAATTAGTTGTTTAAAGTAGGTTAATTCTGACAGAATAAAAAATTAAATCAAGTAAAAAACGCATTTGTGCGACATTCTGCCACACTGCGACAATTTGCCGAGTAAATGCGACACTATATCCTGCGACAAAATGCCTCATGTGACATATTGTCGCACCTTATTTTGGGCGTGAGGTGTCCTACGATTTACACGCATCATTTTTTCTTCCTACTTAAGTGTAGGTGATAGCCCATTATGGGCTATCATCTAGACTTAAAATAAATTCTCAGTGCAGTCGGGGTGCAGGTTTTTTGGCATTGTGCCAATTTGTCTCGCAAACCACCCTGCGTCATTTTGCCACACTTTGTACACGGGTGCGACTTTTTGTCCCATGTAGATTTTAGTATTATTTTTAACCTTTCGCTTGATCCAACCGAAAGATTTTGATTTCATTAATGTATTTTCCATGATTAAATCCTAGCACGATTTTAAAATTAAGTAAATTGGTCAGATTGTCGCAGGGGTTTTGGGGGTGGTGTTCGTAGTTTGTTCTTTTTTGGAGAGTCCTAGCAAGTAATAAATTATTACTTTGAGCAATTAGGTTATAGTATATGGCTTTTGTATACCTAGACGGGGTTTAAGGATATACCCCCCACCCCCAAAAACTTGCCTTGCCGTGCACATACATATGCATCAAAAAAAATTTTAGCAAAAATTTAGACTTTTTTTCTAAGCTGGTGTATATAATCGTGTATCTGCAGATCAGGTCTGTTAAGATTTCGCGTGCCCCTCTCCTCGGATAGATAGGAAGAGAGTATATCCACAAATTCCTTGGGGCTAAGGTTATTAGATAGTTTTTTGAGATAGCGGCTGATATGCCGCTTTATTTTATCATGGGTTAGTATTCTATGAGATTCTTTCATAGCGCGCGCTAACTCCTTTCATTCTATGCGAGGGGGTATGCCCGAAGGCATTTTTAACCCCCTCTTCTTACAGGAGACACCCTCGGGGAGAGGGATGCTGTAATGCTACCATAAGAACCCTTGTTTATGCAAGAGGTGTATGTTATAATTTTTTTACATGGATACAAATAAACCCTTGACAGGAAGACAGGAACTCTTCTGTCAAGAATACATCAAAGATCTAAATTCAAAGGCTGCGGCTAAACGGGCAGGCTACTCTGATAAAGTAGCTGATGCAAAGTCCTATCAGTTCTTGAGAATGGAACGTATTAAGAATAGAATCTCAGAACTTAAACAGGAATCAATGCGTAGATTACAGCTTGATGCAGATGATATATTAAGAAGGTTAGTACGTATCGCAGATCAGACAGAACAGACAGGCGACTATAATGCTGCTATTAGAAGTTTAGAATTATTAGGAAAACACAAAGCGTTGTGGACTGATAAGACTATAAACGAAACAACTTTAGTAAATGCATTTGCATCTGGTAACTCTGAAGAAGATATACAGCGAGATGTAGAACGCTTAAAAAGAATAGCTACACCTAAACTAAAAGTCATAGCAGGAGACAAGAAATGATTTTAACACCTAAGCTCGAGCCGTACGCAGGACAAACGAATATAGATATTTATTCACAGATAGTTTTGTGGGGCGGAGTTGCATACATCAGAAGATAGAGACGCAGCCACAAGGCTAGCAGTTAAGCAAGCGCGCGAAGATTTACTAGCATTTGTAATGCTAATGAATCCTAGTTTTAATGTAGGACCACATCATCGTTTACTTTGTGACCAACTCATGCAGTTGGAACAAGGAGAAACTGATAGACTTATGGTTTTTGTTTCTCCGCGTTCTTCTAAGTCACTAATTACATCAACATATTTCCCTGCTTGGGCGCTAGGTCGTAATCCTTATTGGCAAGAAATAGCAGTATCTCACTCAGATGATCTAGCAACTAAGTTTGGTAGAGCTATTCGTGATATAATAAATACTACAGCATACAATACAATCTTTCCAAAAGTAAAAATTAGAAAAGATAATAGAGCTGCAAACTCCTGGGCGCTAGAAGAAGGGGGCAAACAAGCGGGAAGTTTCTTAGCAGCTGGTTCTGGATCTGGTATTGCAGGTTTTGGTGCGCACTTAGCTATCATTGATGACCCTATATCAGAGCAAGATGCGTTTTCAAAGACTAGAAGAGAGCAATTAAACGAGTGGTATTCCTCTGGTTTGCGTACAAGACTCATGCCAGGAGGAAAAGTTGTGCTAGTTATGACAAGATGGCACGAAAATGACTTAGCTGGTCACCTTTTAAAGCAACAAGAAGCGTCACCACTAGCAGATAAGTGGTCTGTTGTGCGAATACCTGCAATAAATACTGCAGAATCTGCAAAACAATTAGAAAAAGCTAGAAACTTTTTGATAGATCAAGGGTATTTACAGGAATCTTACCCCAAACCTAAGTTAGGTCACTCTTTTTGGGAGGCACCTGACCGTGAAAATGGTTTTTGCTGGGCAACAGAGGACATAATACGTACAAAAAACAATACACCTGCTTTTAAATTTGATGCATTGTACTTACAAAACCCATCATCGGAGACTGGGGGCATAATACAGGTAGATTATTGGCAAGATTGGTCTAGTGAAGACCCTCCTCAGTGTGATTTTATAATACAATCGTGGGATACTGCGTTTTCTACTAGAACAACAGCAGATTATTCTGTAGTTACTACGTGGGGTATATTTAAAAAAGATGAACTTAGTTTAGCTAACATGGTTTTACTGGGTATGGAGAAAGGTCGCTGGGATTTTCCTACACTCAGACAGAAAGCCGTAGATAAATTTATAAAACACAAGCCAGATTCTGTGGTTATTGAGAAGAAAGCTTCTGGTCAATCATTAATTCAAGATTTAAGATTAGCAGGTTTACCAATTCAAGAGTATCAACCTGATAGAGACAAAGTAGCTAGAGCATATGCAGTAAGTTCTTTGTTTCACAACTCTAGAATCTTTGCTCCTTTATTAAAAAACTGGGCAAAAGAAACTGTAGAAGAGTGTAGACAGTTTCCATCAGGACCCCATGACGATATTGTGGACTCTGTTACACAAGCAATATTATACGTTAGAAATGGTGGTTACTTAGAACACAGTGTCCTTCTTTCT